TCAAAATCATGTTGTTTTTTTATGTGTTGCAGAACTGACAGGTAGCGCAAAGTTTAAACCGGTCAAGATATTTCGACTATTTCTTGACTTCGAGTCAGAGTACACGATGTAGGTTAGAAAATCTAATCCCAAACGATTATTATTTAGAATCTAAATGCTACGAAATATCAAACGGATACTTCTATGTGAGATTTATTTTTGGCTCCGTGACCCTATTGATCACTTTTACCAAGACCGAATCCAGCAATGCCAGGCCATCCGATATCAACCATGGCACGGTTTCCTTTGCGTCGTTCCATATTCACACTGCTCTCCAGTCAGGAGGTGGGGGCATCCTGTAAGGCTCCATTGGTTTTGGCTTGAACCTAAGAAAATCCCCGAGAACGTGTGTCAATGCTGTTATTGCGTAAAAATTGTTTTCCGGATGATTTGCCAGTTCATCAACAGTTATACTTCGCAGCTGGCTGTATAAAATGGAATCATCGGGTATGGGCAATCTATCCTCTTCCATGGCCATGTGGATCCGAGAAAGCCCCTGCACAAAATAATCCTCTGCTGTTTCGCCTTGATGAACAGAGAGGGAACTGTCGCATTTATCAGCGACATCCTCTAAATCATTCAAGTAGCCGCATTCCCATCGATCATCCGGCAGTTCCGCGTAAAACCTTCTGCACAACATCTGAACGGCCCGATCGCAAATTTCACGGTAAAACCTGGCCATGGAGAGCAGGCTACCCTCGCCTTCTGCGAGCAGGAACCACCTACCTGCTTCTGTTTTGTCAACAAGAGGATCCTGCTTGATATACTCCTGTCCGATAATACAGAAATATCCAGGAGAGGTCGCCGAAGGCCAGGCTATTCCGCCTCGAACAGCTACGTATCGTTTTTTGCTGGTTATTTTTGTTATCGGGTCGGTAATGATCAATGTGATGGTTCTGTCCTTATTTTTTTCTGCTGCTGTGACATTTTTTTCTTCCATGATTTTTCATCTCATAAATTTGGAAAAAGCAGTTCTGGTTCATAAAAACTCAAGCAGAGTGCGTCTGCCCGGTCAGGTGAGCGTTTCAACAACTCCCGCATAGTCTGTTTCCGCATAATTTCAATTTTGCCGTTACGGATTTCGTATGTCGGCAATGCCAATTCCTCAAGCAGTGCATCATCCGGTGGCAGCATTGCCCCTTGGTCAGTACGCAACCACTCGCGGCAAGACCACCAGAGTTGAGAACGCAGATTTTTAAATTCGCCAAGCTCTGTTTTTTCAGTGGGTGAGGCAGCAACCTTTACCGCATTGGCTCGGCAGCCCTCGTGTTTCAGTTGTGGAGCAACACCGGAACCTACGCCTGTTGCATCGACATTACAAAATCGTACATGTCGGTCTTGGTATTCAGCTGCAGCACGATTTCCGGTTACCAAGGTATCAACACCACTCCAGGCAATAAGTTGTTCCACAAAGCCCCCGTACCGGAAACAGGCAACATTGGCATCAGTACCGAACTCGCCAACGTCAAGCCCCATAATCGCCTGTGTGCCTTGCGGATGGACTTCTCCATGCTGCGCAACGTATGCATCCCAGCGACTTCTGGCGCGATCCAGCCATTCGCGGGAAATGAGTTGGGTTGAGCCTTGTGCCGGGTATCGGCCAAGCACCATGTAGCTGAATGCGGGTTCCATTATTTTGTACTGGCCTGGTTGCAGGGGAGGAAACGGTCGGCCCGCTTGGTCGCTAGCTGTACAGTTTTCCAGAAATTTCGGTAATTCAAAGCAGGTGTTGTCAGGCTGTTCATTGGTGTTCAGGGGCCTGCACCACTGATTGATACGTCTGATAGTTGTTGGCCGATCAACGGCACCGGGGATCACATCGGTACCGGTTACAACATTGGGATGTGTAAAAGCTGACAGCTCGACAACATGAGCGATCCGATCGCGGATCATGCGGTAAGGGGCTCCCTGTTCGGCTCTCGGGTTGAACATGACCAGCAAACGGCCATGACCACCGGAAAGGCAACTTTCTATTCCTTTATACACAGCATCGTCAATGGCATCCCCTTCATCCAGAACAAACAGCAGGTGGGGTGCATGCTTGCCCGAGAACCTGGCCTCACGCTGTGCTGCTGTGCCTGTGGCCGGGATAGCAACGCCGGTGAGAAAACTGTTTGCCGACTTGCTGATGTGCATGGTCTTTTTATCCAGCCCCTGGAAGATATCAGGGAATTTTTCAACGACCGAGTTAATTTCTCCCCACAGTAACCGGCGGAGATTACTTTCTGGTGGCGCGGCAGCCGTATAGCATTGAGAATCCACAAAGCACTTTAGCCACCACAGGCCTGTTCTGGCGGCTCCATGGGTCTTGCCAACTCCATTGGCTGTTACACAGACGGTAACAGGGTTGTCCCGGACTGAATTCAACATGCGTTGAATATCATCGGTCAGGGTTTCTCCCAGAACCTCCTCGACAAAGCCTACGGGATTATTCTGGTATTGCGAATAATCCTGTTCTGTTTCTTCACCGAACCTTGTATTCACGGAGGCAAGAAGGGATTGAAACAAGTCTGATTTTTTCCGTTCCATGTAGGCATGCATCACTTGAATCCGATCAAATTATTCATGGCATTTTTTTCATTGAGTTTTGCAATTGCCAGTTTGCGAAGCTTCGGATCTACTTCGTTCAATGTTTCAAGGATTGCTTCCTGGAATTGAGCAACGCTGTTCATATCAAAGAGCAGGCTGAACAAGTCGGCCTGCAGCTTCAGCTGTGCCCTGATTTCTCCGACTGCACGAATTGCCAGGGCTGGATCATCCTCGACATTATCAAGGATTTTATATGTGCGAGCATTGATAAGGCAAAGCTGCTCCATTATATCGAGTTTCTTGCCCACGGCCTTCCTGATTACGGTGCCGGCAACAGCAAAGGCATTCGCCGGGCGAAGTTCTTTCAATCGTTGACTGACAGCCTGCCTGGTAACTCCAAGCTTTCTAGCGGCCTCGGTCTGGGTCAGGCCGTCCTTGTCAATCAATGATAACAGCTTTCGATCATTAATAGTTTTGTATGTCATGGTGAACACGTCGTTTACATAGGTTGACAACTATCCAGGGTCAGGTTTACTGCTTCAACTCCATGTGTGGCTCCGGATCCGGAAAAAGACCTTCCCCTTCATTGGTCATCTGTTCGTTCAGAAATTCCTCGGACAAGGCCAGTATTGCAGTGTAAAATGTTTCCTGATCCGGTGACTCAGATGTGGCCTCTACCAGCGCTGTCGACAAACTCAAGACAGTTTCGATCAGGATCGCAGGAGAAACTGATTGTAGTTTCCCCATAACTCGACTCGCTATCTCCTGTGCATCGCCAGGTCCAACTTGCTGAAGCATATGTTTTTTCATTTTTTTCCTTTCCATGTGTAGTGCCAACTCACAGCATCAATCTTTTTAAGATTCTGCAGGTTGGCTTTTGATCATTGCCGGTGAGTTTGAGCACCATCATGTCCCCATTTCTTTAAAAATAATTTCCCCATCTTCAAGACTTAATCGAGCAAGCCGTGGTTTCCAGCGCATGGCCTTTCCTCCCCGTTTCAGTTTGACTTTACGCCAGCCCCACAGCTCCAGAATTGTACCGGGAGTTGACAGCCATTCCGTAACCTCCTGACAACGTTCTTCCAGTAATTTATGCCTGTGCCCGGAAAAATCCTGACCGCATGATTGAATACCAAGAACTCCACGTTCCGGATCCAGTGCGATGATATCAATGCAGCCGAAGAGATCTTGCCTGATTCCGTGGGGTCCGGCATATGGATTGAATCGTTCTACTATGCCGCATATAAGCCCCTGGTCACGTAGAGCCCGCAAAGTTCTTTGTGTAGGTGACAGGCTTGCCATTAAAATGGACCTCCCTGGTAATCGTACTGGTTCAGCCATCCATCGGGGGCCGGATCAGGGTGCTCCTGTTGTCTCAGATCGGCTTGAGCCTTGGCAGGGTTGTTTGCCTGCGGATCCGGAGACTTTGCAACGGGTTTATCCTGCCTGGTGGATTCTGTATCAGGACTGATTTCCTTTACGACCAGCCGGAATGAGTTTACCCATGTACCGTCATTTTTCTGGTAACTGTTCTCTTCAATTCGGCCGGAAACAGCCGCCCGTTCCCCCTCCCGAAACTCCAGGACCGTTTTAGCGATTTCTTTGAAAGCGCTACAGCTAATCCTTGTTCGCCAGCATTGGAGCAGAAAAACTGTCATCGCTGTGCCGGTCTTTGTTTGGACCGGCTTAATCTGGCTTACAGTTCCAGTAAATTTACAGATGTTAATATCGTATTTTTCTGTCATGGTTGCTCCCCTGTTTCAGACCACCTGGTAACTGGTTCTCTGTTCATCATCCCAATTTCAATCGCCGCTGCCTGGAGCCATACGCCCAGGTCAAGCCCGGATAATCTCGCTTCGGTGGGATCCTTCCCGAACTCGGCGGGCATCGGGAACCAGGCTGCATTCTTGAAGTTTTGAAGCCACCATTGCGTAGCCTTGTTTCCAGCTTCGTCGGCATCCAGGGAAACGATAACGTATAGCGCAGCTTTTAATTGAGATGCCAGTTCGTCATCAGGTTTTACAGTTGCACTGCCCAAGGCAATGATGACGTAACGACTTTTGATCTCCTGGAACATCAGCATTGCATCAAGCTCAGATTCAACGATAATTGCCGGATCAGCATTCGGCCAAGGCTTCAGTTCGCCCAAAATCATCGGTGCCATATTTGAGCCGGGCAAAACGTAATATCTTCCAAAATCGCCGGGGTCATTGCGACGTATTCTGATTCGTATTATTTTGTTCTGCTCAAAGCTTGGAATTATCAGCCCGGATGGGACAAACAATTTCTTTGGTTGCCCATTTTTACCGATGACAGTGGGAAGACCCCAGGACCTACGTTCGCAGAAATGATTCCGGTCCAGCCAACCGATCCGGTTCCGCTTAACCGTTTCAGCAGACAGGCCCCTGTGTGTCTTCAGCCAGTCCATGATCACCGGACTATCCAACAGGGAATGGTGTGCATAATCGACCAGACGCTCCGCTTTACTAATCCAGAGATCTGGTGCTGCTTCCGGTTTTCCTTTCTGCCGGGCATGTATTGATTTCCTTTGGCCAGACGAAAATGAAGATTTTTCCACCTGTTCAGCTGCCTGCCTGAATGACAACCCATGAAAATCCCGCAGGTATTGGATAGAATCGCCTGATTTTCCACATTGTCGACACCAGTAGCGATCTTTTTCAGGCCAGCTCCGGAAACGATCACGACCACCACATGCCGGGCAAGGAGTACTGTATTCCCCACCGTTGGTGGTAGCTGATTTCTTCGGCTCAAACCCATCGCTAATCAACAAGTCAAGAATCATAATTTCCTCAGATTGGCAATCAGTTGCCCCTCCCTCCCACGCCGCCAAACTGCCAAACTGAACTAATATTTCTGTCAAAAAAAATTCAGTAACCTATTGATATAACAGCAGGTGGGCAGTTTGGCT